TTCCGGTGCTGCTGTTCACGGGCGGAGGTTTCAGGGCGTGGGCAAGATTTCAGGAGTCCCACACCCACCCGCACACCGGTGGTGAATCACTCCATGCGTCAGACTTGCCGCGTTACAGACTTTGCGGCGTTCGGTGCGAGATCGTGGACTTGCACCACTCATGATGCTCGATGGTGATATCTCGCATAGAAGCAGCCCGCAAAGCACGGTGTCAGAGCGAAAAGCGTTAAGCGGCATGAACGAAAGGAGAATTCATATGGGGGCCGCGCTTTGGAAGCTGCTGAGAAGCGGCGCACCGCTTTGCGCGGTTCCGCTTATGTCACGATACAGGAATTCAGTACAAATGTCAATTCAAAAGGTACAAAAAACGTGCCAAAATAATACACGTTTTATCGGTCAGTTTGGATATCTTTCCAGATTTCTGCAAGCGCCTCTATTCCTTCCCGGATATAGACGGAAACGGCATGGGTGTTTTTAAATCCCACGCTCTCCGCGATTTCGCGCTGGCACAAGTTCTTAACGTAAAAACCGTGAATGCAGTCAGCCTGCTTGCGAGTACGCACGGAGCCGCTCAGGCAGTTGATCCGCCGGGCAGCTTCGATGCGCAGTTCACAGAGATCAAGCTCCATCTGCTTGAGGTTCCGCTCTTCTGTGTCGATTCTCTCCACGGCAAAGCCTACTTTGTCACCGGCTCCACCGCCTGTGGGCATCCCGCTCATGCTCTGGGTGCACTTTTCGGCAGTGTCCCGGATGCGCTGGATCTTCTGCTTCTGGGCCTCGACCTGCTCCGCCAGGTCTCTGCACTGCTGGAACCACGCCTTTACCTCGTGATAGTCCACACCGGTGCGGGGTTTTGGTTGTTCGCTTTCAGGTGTCCATGTGCGGGTCATCGCTTTCCT